TGAGTTTGAGCGAACCCTTGTTGAAGCCTTGGAAGAAGAGAACATATTCCGTTCTTTGGCAAATGTCATCACCACATCATCCGGTGACAGAAAGATTCCGGTAGTGGCTACTAAGGGAACTGCAAGCTGGGTAGACGAAGAAGGTGTGATCCCAGAAAGTGATGACAGCTTTGGCCAGGTTTCCATTGGAGCTTATAAACTGGCGACTCTAATGAAAGTATCAGAGGAACTCCTAAACGATTCTGTATTTGACTTAGAAGCTTATATTACCAGAGAATTCGCACGCCGTATTGGCAACAAGGAAGAGGAGGCATTTTTTACTGGTGATGGTATTGGTAAGCCAACGGGTATTCTGGCCGACACAGGCGGAGCACAGATTGGAGTAACTGCAGCGGGTACGACAGCCTTGACACTCGATGAGGTTCTAGACCTTTTTTATTCCTTAAAAGCACCTTATCGTAATAGGGCAGTATTTGTTCTAAACGATTCTACAATTAAAGCCATCCGTAAGCTGAAGGATAATAATGGTCAGTATCTGTGGCAGCCATCCGTTCAGGCGGGGACTCCGGATACTATTTTAAACCGACCTTTATACACCTCAGCATATATGCCTGTTTTAGCTGCTACCGCAAAGACCATTGTGTTCGGTGATTTCAGTTATTACTGGGTTGCTGACCGTCAGGGCAGAGCATTCAAACGGCTAAACGAACTTTACGCAACCACAGGTCAAGTTGGTTTCCTAGCAACACAGCGTGTTGATGGTAAGCTGATTCTTCCAGAAGCAATTAAGGTTCTTCAACAGCACGCTTAAGGAGGAATATCTATGGCAGTGGCGGATAATCTTCTTCCCAAGGTAAAGGCAAATTTGATTCTTGAACATGATGAGGATGATGGACTACTTATTAACTACATTACTGCCGCTGTTACCTATGCAGAAAGCTATCAGCATGTTGCAGCCGGCTGGTACGAGACACATATAATGCCGCCCACTACAGAGCAGGCTGTAATTATGTTGTCAAGCCATTTCTATGAAAGTAGGGATGGTTCGACAGCAGGCTTTTTCTCTGACAACATACAGGCGAGTCAGCAGGTATGGAATACGGTAAATCTGCTTTTACGGCTTGATCGGGAATGGAGTGTTTAATATGAGTTTCGGGAAGATGAATACTCGAATTGATATTGTCCAATCGATACCTGTAAAGGACAGTGAGGGATTTGTAACGCGGATTGATACTGTTCTGGCATCTGTCAGAGCATACAGGGAGGACCGACACGGGAGTGAGAGATGGGCTAACCAAACAGCTTTCCAACAGGCAAGCTCCCTTTTCCAATTTCGTAAAATACCAGGTCTATCTGTGACTAAGGAAATGGCAATCGTCTGTGTAGGAGAGAGATTTGGTATTTTGAGTGCAGAAGATGTGCGTGGCAGAGGTATGTATATTGAAGTACTTACAGAAAAACTTGAACCGACAGTGAGGTGATAAGATTGGCAAGGATGCAGGTGAAAATGCCAGAAGAATTTTTGCTAAAGATATCTCGTCTGGCTGAACAAACAGATGTGATACTTCCGAAAGTACTTGAGGCAGGTGGAGAAGTGGTCGTTATGAAGGTAAAGGATAACCTCCGTTTGGTAATCGGAAGGAATACAAAATACCCTTCCGAGTCCTCTGGGGAACTCATTGGAGCACTCGGTTTATCACCGGCAAAGATTGATAAGAACGGTAATTACAATGTAAAGGTTGGTTTTACGGAACCGCGATCTGATGGTGGTTCCAATGCTAAATTAGCAAATATTATTGAATACGGGAAGCACGGTCAGCCTGCTAAACCATTCCTGGCACCGGCTAGAGCTGCAACTCGACATCCTTGTATGGATGCCATGATTTCAAAACTGGAGGAGGAGATAAGTAAGATATGAGCATTCTTACAGAGATTACAGGCTTCCTAAACAGCATCTCGATACCAGTAGAAACCGGTACATTCAGCGAAATGGCACCGGATGTATATGCCGTATTAACACCAATTGCTGATACCTTTGGATATCATGCAGACAACCAACCGGAATATGAAATACAGGAAGCAAGAATATCACTGTATTCCAAAGTGAACTACCAGCAAACCAAAAACATGATAGTAAGCGGATTGCTCGGCTTAGGGTTTACTGTGACTGACCGTCGTTACCTGGGGCATGAGGATGACACTAGATATCACCATTACGCCATGGATGTGGCGAAACATTACAGATTGGAGGAATAACTATGGCAACCATAGGTCTGGATAGACTGTATTATGCAACAATTACAGAGGATACCATAGGTGAAGAAACCTATGGTACTCCTAAAATACTGGCGAAGGCTATTAATGCCGATTTGTCAGTAGAACTTACGGAAGCAATCCTGTACGCAGATGACGGTGCAGCTGAAGTTGTTAAGGATTTTAACAGCGGTACACTTACTCTTGGTGTAGACGATATAGGAGCATCCGTTGCAGCTGATCTGACAGGAGCAACTACAGATGATAACGGTGTATTAATTTCTGCCAGTGAAAACTCTGGTTCTGCTGTTGCGGTAGGTTTCCGTGCATTAAAACCGAACGGACTTTACCGCTATTTTTGGCTCTATCGCGTAAAGTTTGGACTTCCAGCTACTAACTTACAAACGAAAGGTGAGTCAATTACCTTTTCTACACCCACAATAGAGGGTACGGTCATGCGAAGGAATAAGCTGGACGGCAACGGTAAGCACCCATGGAAGGCTGAAGTAACTGAGGGAGATGCAGGAGTTCCAGCTGCTGTTATAACTGGCTGGTATACACAAGTATATGAGCCGGTTTATACACCGGAAGAATAATGGGGGAATGAAACTATGGAAACAGAAAGAAGTGCTGAAATCAACATTGGCGGTGAGAGCTATTTACTAATCTTAACCACACGTGCTACTAAGGAGATTGCAAGGCGTTATGGAGGATTGGAGAACCTTGGAGAAAAGCTTTTAAAAGCTGAAAACTTTGAACTTGCCTTAGACGAGGTCGTCTGGCTAATCACACTTTTAGCAAACCAGGGGATAATGATTCATAACTTAAAGAATAAAGAAATTCCTAAAGCACTTTTAACAGAAGAAGAAGTCGAACTTCTTACGTCACCATTGGAACTTGCAAGTTATAAAGAAGCAATCACAGAAGCGATGTTTAAAGGGACAAAACGAAATATAGTAAGTGAAGAGGGAGATACAAAAAAGGCATAGGCCGGGTGAGTGATGAAGAATTGTTCACCCGGTTTTATTATTACGGAATTGTACAAATGGGCATGGGAGCGGAAGAGTTCTGGCTTATGCCTATTGGTCTATTTCTAGATTTGTGGTCTTGTCATAAACAGTTTTTAGGATTGGAGAAACCAAGGAAATTAAAGACGATTGATGACATTATACCGTTAGGTATTTAAATGCCTTGAGGAAAGGAGGCGGTGGCATGGCAGATGATTTTGGATTAAAAATAGGAGTCGAGGGTGAGAAGGAATTTAAGAATGCCTTAAAGGATATCAATCAGACCTTCAAAGTCTTGGGAAGCGAAATGAACCTGGTGGCATCTCAATTTGAAAAAAATGATAAAAGTGTTGAAGCATTGACTGCAAGAAATGATGTCTTAAATAAGCAGATTGATACTCAGAAAGAAAGAATCGAAACGCTCCGGGCAGCGCTTCAGAATGCCACCGATTCCTTTGGTGAAAGCGACAGACGAACCCAGTCCTGGGCTATTCAGTTAAATAACGCACAAGCAGAGCTTAACGGCATGGAGAAGGAACTGGAAAGTAATAATAAGGCTTTGGAGAGTGCTGGTACCGGGTTTGATGATGCGGAGAAGCAGGCTGATCAATTTGGTGATGAGCTGAATTCAACAGCAAGTGATGCTGATGACGCAGGAGGTAAATTTGAAAAACTTGGTGGTATTCTAAAAGGTATTGGTGCTGCGATGGGTACAGCCTTCGTTGGTGTAAGTGCTGCGGCGGTAGGTGCTTCTAAAGCTTTAGCTGACATGACTGTAGGTGCTTCTCAGTATGCTGATGATATTCTTACCATGTC